GCAACTATCAGAGATCTTAAAAAAATAAATGAAGCATTTGAAACTGTTTATTTTATAACAGGTAATCATGATTTATATTACAGAGAAAAACGTGATTTAAACAGTATTGAATACGCCAGAGACCTGTCTAATTTTGTAATGGTGGACGAACATTTTGTCCAAGATGACGTTGCTATTATACCTTGGCTTGTAGGGGACGAACACAAACAAGTAGCAAAGATGGATGTCAAATATATGTTTGGACATTTTGAATTACCTTACTTTAAAATGAATGCAATGGTAGAGATGCCAGACCACGGAGGTATAAACGACAAAATGCTGAGTGGTCCTGAATATGTGTTTAGTGGCCATTTCCATAAACGCCAATATAAAAATAATATACATTATATAGGAAATGCTTTCCCACATAATTATGCAGATGTAGGGGACGAAGAAAGAGGAGCAATGTTTTTGACATGGGGCGAAGAACCTCAATATGTAAATTGGGAAGATTGTCCTAAGTATAGAGTATTTACATTAAAAGAACTATTGGACAACCACCAAGATTTATTAGATGAATACACTTATGCAAGGGTAAAATTAGATATTAGTATTTCATATGAAGAAGCAAATTTTATCAGAGAAAAATTTGCAGAACAATATAAGGTTAGAGAATTACAACTTATTCCTGTAAAAGACGAAGAAGAATTTGAGGGCGGTGATATAAGTTTTGAAAGTGTTGATCAAATAGTTTTACAACAACTTGAAACAATAGAAAGCAACACGGTAGACAAACAAAAACTAATTGATATTTACAATGAGATCGAGATACAATAATAATGGGCAAATTAAGACAATGGTTTAGACGTTGGTTTGACAAACAAATAGAACTAAGTTTTCAACGTCAAGCAAACAAATTATTTTTAAAAGGTCAAAAGACAAAGAATGCTAAAAATTAAAAACATATCAGCAGGTAACTTACCAGATGAAGTAAATGTTATCATTGAGATACCAGCAAATTCATCTCCTGTAAAGTATGAGATAGATAAAGAGTCTGGTGCAATGTTTGTAGATAGATTTTTATCGTCTCCTATGTTTTATCCTTGTAACTATGGATTTGTACCAGATACATTAGCAGAAGACGGTGACCCTACTGATGTATTAGTTATAACACCGCATCCACTAATACCTCATAGTGTTATTACTGTTAGGCCCGTTGGTGTATTATTAATGACAGACGAAGCAGGAAAAGACTCTAAAATATTAGCAGTTCCTACAGATAATTTATCAGAGGCGTACAGACATATTAGATGCATTGATGATGTAGAAACAACACTTAAGAATCAAATTGAGCATTTCTTTAAGTATTACAAAGATCTAGACGATGGCAAGTGGGTGACTATTGAAGGATGGGGCGATGCCGAAGAAGCCAAGCAAGAGTTATTAAAGGATAGACATGCTAAAAATTAAAAACGTTTCAGCAAAAAACTTTATGAGTGTTGGCAACAACACACAGGCAGTTAATTTTGACAACTGCCAACTTACACTTGTATTAGGACATAACTTAGACATGGGTGGAGACGGTAGCAGAAACGGTACTGGTAAAACTACTATAATAAATGCATTAAGTTATGCACTTTATGGGGAAGCATTAACAAACATCAGACGTGATAACCTTATAAACAAAACAAACGGTAAAGGAATGATTACTACTGTTGAATTTGAGATTCAAGATAAAAAGTACAGAATAGAAAGAGGAAGAAGACCTAATATTTTAAAACTGTTTATAGACGGAGAGGATGTTTTAGATAATGAACAACAAGGTGATAGTAGAGAAACACAAAAAGAAATTGAAAAGATAATTGGTTTCCCTCATAATATGTTTAAGCATTTAATTGCTCTCAACACATACACAGAACCTTTCCTAAGTATGAAAGCCAATGACCAACGTGATATGATTGAACAGTTATTAGGTATAACTGAGCTTTCTAAAAAAGCAGAAGTTCTTAAAGAAAGACAAAAAGTTACTCGTGAAAGTATCAAAGAAGAAGAAATCAGAATAAATGCTGTGGAAGAAAGTAATAAAAGAATTGAAAAAAATATTAATGAGATAGAAAGTCGCAGTAGAGCCTGGGAAAAAAATAAGGATGACAAATTAATAGAGTTAGGCGAAAAAATTATTCGCATGGAACGAATAGATATTGATGCCGAATTAGAAAATCATAAATTGTTATCTACTATAAAAGAAAAAATTAATCAAAAAACTACATTAGAAGCAGATCAGAAAAGACTGACTAATAGTGCTGATCGCAGTAAAAATAAACTGGAAGAACTTAAAAGTAATTTAACAAGAGCCAAAGAGGGTGTATGTCCTGCATGTGGGCAAGATACAGCACATTTAGAAACACATGAGGAATATACCGAAGAATTACAGGAAAAAATCACAGCAGAAAAAGAATACTATGATGATTTAGAATTACAACTATTAAAAACATGTGGAGCAATAGATGAAATAGGTGATATTCCTGAAGCATCGGATGTATATTATAATACATTGGAAGAAGCATTAGAACATAAACATAATCTTGTCACGATGCAGTCAAATTTAGAAACAATGGCATTAGATGTAAATCCGTACATAGAACAAATAGAAGGACTAAAAACAACTGGTATACAAGAAATAAGTTTTGAAACAATGAATGAACTTACTCATTTACAGGAACATCAAGAGTTTTTATATAAGTTATTAACAAGTAAAGATAGTTTTATTAGAAAGAAAATAATAGATCAAAATATAGCATACTTAAATCACAGATTGGCACACTATTTGGATAAACTAGGACTTCCACATGATGTTAAATTTGCTAGTGATTTAGGTGTAGAAATTACAGAATATGGCAGGGACTTAGACTTTGATAATTTGAGCAGAGGTGAACGTAATAGACTTATACTTGGATTAAGTTGGGCATTCAGAGATATGTATGAAAGTTTAAATAGGCCTATGAATTTAATGTGTATTGACGAACTTATAGATTCAGGTATGGATACTATGGGTGTAGAAAATGCACTTGGCATACTTAAAAAGATGCACAGGGAACAAGGCAAAAACATCATGCTCATTTCTCACAAAGAAGAACTAGTCGGACGTGTAAATAATGTTTTAACAGTCGTTAAAGAAGGCGGCTTTACAGCATATAACACGGACACTGAGTATCTTGATGGCTAATTGGCTTTACAAAAACAAAACAGTAACAACATTACCAGACGATTGTGAGGCATTTGTATATCTAATAACGAATAACACAAATGGAAAAATGTATGTTGGTAAAAAATTAGCCAAATTCAAAACAACCAAACCTCCCTTAAAAGGTAAAAAGAACAAACGTCGTGGCACCAAAGAAAGCGATTGGCAAACTTATTGGGGTAGTAACGATCATCTCAAAGAAGACGTTGAATCATTGGGAGAAGATAAATTTACACGAGAAATTTTGTACTTTTGTTCCAGTCGAGGCATTGCAAGTTATTTAGAAGCAAAGGAACAATTTGACAGAAAAGTATTACTCACAGACGATTATTATAATGGAATTATCAATGTCAGAGTGGGCGGTTCAAAAATCCTCAAGGAAGAGCTCAAAGACATATAAGTAGGTGTGTTAAAACGAAAGTTAAAACACAATTCACTAAGGCATACAAAGGCACAAACATAGGACTATACACCGGCCCCAACAGAGGCAAATTAAATCTGGCTCCTTGACAATCCGGCAATGGCAACACCCGGTGCGAGATACTGGAGATGTATAGCGGCAAAGTACAAACACACGACAGACAGTATAAAAGGATGTAAGCTCTGAGAAAAAGCAACTTACAAGTTATATAACTAAACTTACCTAGGTTATATGATTTCCGTGAGATTCGTGACGGTAGTGTATGGGGACAGAAGGCTCACTGGTTCCTAGTAGCACCCGAGGTTAAGATGGCGACGGCATCACATGATGACTTCATTCTCACCTGTATAGGTGAGTTATGGCTTCAACATACATGATAACGGTCTACTTAAAAAATTCTTTCAAACAAATGAAAGAACGAAGTTTACGAAGTGATTGAATGTAGTTTGAAAAGGTCCGTAGGACCTATATAGAGTTTAAAGATTAAAGTTGTTCTGTTGGAGATTTGCCTGCTTTTGCTTGATTATAATCATTTATAGTTTTAACTAATGAAGCTCTTTGTTTTGATGACATTTCCCATGCTTCAGACCAGGTGACAGATCCATTACTATACACAACTAGTTCAGTTATGTTTTTCTCTATGGCGTCTGTTTCTTCGTTGAGCTTCCTAAGGTATGCCACTACCTCCTCAGGCTCTGATTGAGCTAGGAAGCCGTGAAAAAATTTACGGGATTAAAGTTTACCTGTGCTTGGAACTCATATGGTTCTTCTTCAGTACCACATGCAGTACATCTCATGAGTACTTCTTTGTTTACACCTATATTGGAAATCTCTGAGATAAATTCTTCTATCTGTTTTCCAACAGCACTTTCACAGTTTTCTAAAAATTCGCGAATATTATTTGAGTCATTAACGATTATGTCATCGCTGTCTTTATCAACAGCAGGAATTGTGATAGAAGCCACACTATCCACCATTATATCAAAATTTAATTGAGAAAGTTCTATAAAATTACTATTAAATGCACGAATTCTTTCCACTTCATCATCTATGGTAGCAATTGATTGTAAACTTCTTTCACTTCTAAAGTTTGCTACTCCGGCCTTTACTGTAGTTTCATAACTAAAAGGTCTAATTTCTACTAGTAGACCTGTATCAGTATTAAATTGATATGCATCATCTAATGTACTCATAGTGGATAAAGCACCCTCTACACTGACGTTTTCAGTGACAACTTCTTCACATTTATCACAAGTGCTGGATACTTCCATATCATCACCATAAGTAGCACCCTGAATAGCAATTAGTAATGCATCTATGTCATTACTTAAAAGTTTTCTTGGTAATTTGATTGTTGGTATACAACTGCTAATTACTGTGGCAATTGCTTCACCGTTTAATAATGCATCTGGATTTTTTAGCATTAGTTCATCCTTAGCAGTCATGGGATATACTGGTAATTCTCCAGTTTCCGACATGTCTACTACATCCGGGGTATAAAATTTACCTTTACTGGGTAATTGTGTATATAACTTTGGCGACCTAAAATGTCCTGCTAGTGGATTGGTATTATCTGCCATATTAAAACTCCTGTTAATTAAGTTGATAAATATACATAGTGATAATTTATCATGTAGTATTTATCTTCATTAAATACGCATATAATAGAGAAACCGGTAATGGCAAATTTTAAGGGTACGATAACAGACAGTGAAAGCAACACATATAACGTTGATGTGTCTGTGCCTGATTTTGCCCTGGAATCAACATTAAAAAAGATAGAAGATATTTTAAGTAAGTCAACTAAACTTAATTCTGACACAAAAGAATCCATAGAAAAACTAGTTAAAGAAACAAAATCAGGCAATGAGAAAAAAGAAACTGATAACCTAGTTAAAACAATGGAAAAGTTCTTTAAAGAAAATCAGTCTAAAAAGAAAACACTCAGAGAAAGAGTTAGTGCTGATGTTCTTGATAATATGGAAAGGGACTTCAGACAGGTTGGTAATGCTGTAACTACTTTAACAACAGTATTAATAACAGCAGGTGCAGTTGCAAGTACATTCTTAGTAAAAGGATTTACAAATTTAGGTGAAGGGTTAAAAACATTAACCGATGTTGGTGGTGCTTTTGGTGATTCTCTCTCACAAACAAGTATAAGTGCAGAAGAGAATATCCTGTCCATGAACAAACTGGGCTTGACAACAGGTCAGGCTGTTGAAGTACTGGGTAATTATTCAAGGACTATGGCGGTATTAGGCCAAAGTAGTGTAGTTGGTGCAACAAAATCTTTCTTAGACTTATCAGACGGCGGATTAGCATTTGGTTCAACTCTTCAAGATGCAACAGAATTCTTGCAAGAAGACTTAATGTTCAGAACAATGATGTTGAGAAGAGATCAGATCAACAATGAACAAGCAATTAGAGATTCTTTAGCATTAAATCGAAATCTCAGAATGTTCTCTACATTACTAGGTATTAACAGTGATGAATTAAAGAAAAATGCTCAGAATGTTATAGACGGAAATACAGCCTTTAAAGCCTATGCGGCTAGTTTGCAAAACGGCCAAAGTGTTATTACAGGTGCAGAAATGTTGGCAACAGGGTTGTTTGGTTCGTTAGGTGAAGCAGGACAACAGGTTGCAAATGGTCTTTTAACAATATCTGCTACTGGTGTTGGTGCTATAGATGATTTTGTAAATGAGTTAGTGCCTTTGGCTCCTGGCGTTGCTAGAGTGGTTGAAGATGTTGCGAAAGGATTAAGATCAGGGCGTATAGACCAGTCAAATGCCAACCAAGCAGTATTAAGAATAACAGAAGCATTTGCTAATGTAGACCCATCAACAATCAATCAACTAATACCTATTATTTCAGGATTAGGTGGCGAGCTTGCCGGAACTTCAGAAGTTTTGGTACAAGGATTTATTAATGCAGGTAATAGTGTTGACAAATTAAGACAGCAATTAGATATGCCACTTGCATTTAGTGATACACAAAGCGGTCTTATCACATTCCAAAACATTGTAAGTAAAGCACAAGGAGCCTTGTCAGGTTTCCAAAATGCATTGGTGATAGGTGCAAGTCAAGGATTAAATGGATTTAGTAAATTACTTGATTCCGCAATACAGAACGAAGAATTTGCAGAAATGCTTACAAATGCAGGTAGAAGATTTGGCACAATATTTAATAATGTGATTTCAAGAATGGGCGGTATGGATGCCGCAATAGCAAAGATTTCAGACGGCATAGGATATCTGCTTGAAGAAGGTGCACAATTATTTGAAAATATTTTAAATGGGTTTGTGGACAAACAAGGCAACTTGCAAATATATCAAGGCTTTGTCAACATGATAGCAGAAGGCCTAGTAGCGGCACTAAAATTAGCAGGTGTTGTTATAATGGAAGGCTTTAAAATAGCAATTACAAATATGGATGTAGTTGGTGCAATAGTTGGAGGCTTTTTGACCTTGTTTGCACTAAAAAGTTTGGCTACAGCCGTAACAAGTGTACTTATTGCAGGAATGACCTCTTTATTTACAAAAGCGGCGGCTGGATTGGGTTTAACTACTACATTAACAACTGCAACGACGGCAGGAACATCAGCCGCAGGTGCGGCCGCAACAGGCACCGCCGCTAATAAACTTTTAAATAAAGATGGTAAACCTAACAACAAGCCCAAAGCAAACAAAACAACAACTAAAGGAGTACTAAAAGGTGCTACTAGAGTTGCTGGTAAATTCCTACTACCTGTAACTGCGGCATTGGGACTGTATGATGCCTTTCAAGGTTTTGGTGCAGATCAGAATGCTTCATTTACTGGCAAAATGGCAAATGCAGGTTCCAGTTTATTAAATGGTTTAACCTTTGGATTATTAGGTAGCAGTTCCAAAGAAATTGCAGAAAGAGCTCAAGGAAAAGAGGTTGAATCTAATACAGCACTAGACAGCAATGTTGCCTTAAGAGAAGCAGTGATGAATGTTACTGCAAAATCTATGACAATACATATTACAGACCCAACTATTGTTAGATTGGTTAATCCTGTGATGAATACAACTAATAGGTTGAATGCAACACAACGTAATAATACTGCTCCAATAGATGTTGTTACGGCGACACAAAGGGAAATTGATACTGCAACTAATATTCAAAACAGTGGCATAGATCCTAAGAATTATACACCTGAGGAAAAAGAACTAGTAGACAAAGTAAACAACCTGTCCGATCAACAAACATCGGTTTTACAACTTATGCTTAGTGAATCTAAAAAACAAACTAAACATCTTGCAGATTTACTAAACAAAGACTTTAACGATTAATTTCCAGTTTCCTGTCAAATATTAAAATCACTCTTGACACAATACGATAAATAGTGTAATATAACTAAAAGGATTATATTTATGAGTTGGAGAAAATACTTTTCTAGTGTCGATAACAGTGGTTTACCATTAAATGTAACAGGTAATACCCCTGAAGGAGGCCCAGGAGCGGCAACAAGCAGATATGCTAGTTGGTTGCCGGAAGTTTATGCCGGTTCTCCTAACCGTTTGATGAGATATATGCAATATGATCAAATGGACAATGACTTAGAAATCAATTCAGCATTGGACACAATAGCAGAATTTGGTACTCAAGAAGATGAATATAGTGGACTTCCTTTTGAAATAAACTATAATAGAGACCCTTCTGACACAGAACAAAAGATAATTACTAAGACCCTAACTCAATGGTGCAGGCTCAATGAGATGCATAAAAGAGCATTTAGAGTGTTCCGTAGCACTATAAAATACGGTGATCAATTCTTTATTAGAGACCCAGAGACTTATAAATTATTTTGGATAGACCCTGCTAATGTAGAGAAAGTTATTGTTAATGAAAGTGAAGGCAAAAAGATAGAAACATATTTCATTAAAAATTTAGAACCTAACTTTGCAGATATGGTTGCTACAGATGTGTCCGGATTACATGCAAGGCCATATGGCTCCGGTGCCGGAATGATGGGCGGTGGACTTCAAGGACCGCAAACTGGTAACTATTTAACTGGTGCAATAGACGGTGTAGACCAGGGTGTTCCTGTAGATGCAAAACATGTTGTTCATATAAGTTTAACTGAAGCAATGGACCATGCATGGCCTTTTGGTGTAAGTATTTTAGAACCAATATTTAAAGTATTCAAACAAAAAGAATTATTAGAAGACAGTATTATTATATACAGGGTTCACAGAGCACCTGAAAGACGTGTGTTCTTTATTGATGTGGGTAACATGCCACCACATAAAGCAAGACAGTATTTGGAACAAGTAAAATACGAAGTACAGCAAAAACGTGTTCCTAATAAAAAGTCAGATGGCAGTAGTGTTGCAGATGCGGCCTACAATCCAATGAGTATGTTAGAAGATTACTTCTTTGCACAAACGGCAGATGGTAGAGGTAGTAAAGTAGACACACTACCAGGCGGTGAAAACTTAGGACAAATAGACGATTTAAGATATTTTAATAATAAACTTTTAAGAGGTTTAAGAGTACCAAGCAGTTACTTGCCTACTGGACCAGAAGATGGAAGTAGTGTTTATAACGACGGTAAAGTGGGTATTGCTTACATTCAGGAATACAGATTTGCTAGATACTGTGAAAGATTACAAAAACAAATACAAGAAGATTTAGATACAGAATTCAAAATGTTCCTCAAACACAGAGGTATAGAATTAGATAATTCAGATTTCTTTATTACATTTAATAAACCAATGAACTTTAGTTCATATAGAGACCTACAAATTGATCAGGAAAGAGCTAACTTGTTTAATACATTGGCGGCTACACCGTTCTTAAGTAATCAATTTAAATTGAAGAAATATCTAGGTCTTACAGAAGACGAATTTAAAGACAACGAAGAATTATGGCGTAAAGAAAACGGTTATGAAAAATTTGTTGATGGTGAAAAACAAGCAGATCTCAGAAATCTTGGTATAAGACCAGAGCCTGATGCATCGGTAACACCTGGAGCAGATTTAGACTTTGGTGATTTACCTGATCAAGCAATGGATAATACAGACGATCTAGGCATAAATACTACTGATACAAATCCAAACCAAATACCTGGTGGGAATACACCAGAACTTTAATATGAGATTAAACGAATTTTACAATCCTGAATTTGATGAGTTTCAAAAACAACATCAAGATGATACAAGAAAGAGCAAAATGACTCTTGAAACTCTTGGCAAACTCAGAAAAGTTCGCGAAGTACAACGTGCAGAAGAGTTAGAACATGCAAAATTTCAGAAGGTAATGTATGCTACTCCAGTTGACAATAATAATGCATTTTAGATAAATACTTTAGAGAAACAACTAAAAAACATCAAAAACACTCAAAAAACACCTTTTTATACATAAAAACACAACTTTACTATAAGTAATTAGATGGCTCGGTATATTTCCGAGCTGAGTGTTCAATCACTTTAAATTTTATATGGAGAGACCACAATGTCAGAATCAAGAAGTAAATTAGAAGAAATTCTTGAACTTCTCCTTGCTGAAGAAAACGAAAAAGCAGAAGAAATGCTTCATGAGTATGTTGTTGCAAAAGCAAGAGCAGAATATGAAAAAGTTCTAGATGAAGACGTTTCTGAAGAAGAAGCAGTTGAAGAAATTGAAGAAGCAGAAGAATCAGAAGAAGAAGCAGTTGAAGAGGCTGAAGAATCTGAAGAAGAGGCTGTTGAAGAATCAGAAGAAGCAGTCGAAGAAGAGTTCGAAGTTGATGAAGTAATTGATCAATCAAACGATTTTGAAGATGATATTCTTGCTGATGAAGAAGAAATCGAAGCAGACGAAGTCGGCGAAGAAGAAGAAAGCGAAGAAGAGGAAGAAAACGGAGACCTAGAGGACAAAGTTGACGACCTAGAAGACGAGCTTGACGAACTTAAAGCAGAATTCGAAAAATTGTTAGCAGACGACGAAGAAGTCGAAGACGGTGAAGAAGCAGAAATGGACGCAGAAATGGACATGGAAGACGAACTCGATTTAGAGTCAGTTGAATATGATCTTGATGAAGAAGTTGCTGAAGAAGATGAAGTTGTTGAAGAAGCAACTAAACTTCAAGATAAAGCACCTGAAGTTGCTAAAAACGAAAACCCAGACAACAAAGAATCTTCACTTACAAATGCACCTAAGAAAACATTTGTAGTTGACGGTCAAAAAGCAGGCATCGAAAATAAAGATGGCGGCGAAGGTAGTATGGGCGACAACAAACCAGCAGATAACACACCAACAGATAACATAAACGTTGAACCTAAAAAGGCGTAAGTCTTTTTAATTAGGAGTAACTGATGGCGAGAAAACTATACGAATACATGAGTCCTGAGCAGTCTAAGGTTCAGATTACTGAATCTAATGACGGTAAAGACCTGTTCATGCAAGGATTATTCATTCAAGGTGATGTAAAAAACCAAAATGGTAGAGTATATCCCAAAGATGAAATAAGAAAAGCAGTAGAAAGTGTAAAATCTCGTTTATCTAGTGGTGAAACTGTAATGGGAGAGTTAGATCACCCAGAAGAATTACAAATTAACCTAGACCGTGTAAGTCACATAATAACAGATATGCATTGTGATGATTCAAACGGATTAGGAAAATTAAAAATCATAGAAACACCAATGGGTAACATTGCAAGAGCATTGTTAAAAGCAGGTGCTAAACTTGGTGTAAGTAGTAGAGGTTCAGGAAACGTTAACGAAAGTGGTAAAGTTTCCGACTTCGACATAGTAACAGTGGACATTGTGGCACAACCAAGTGCACCAGATGCCTACCCAAAGACAATCTATGAAAGTTTATTTAACATGCGAGGCGGAGCATCATTATTTGATACCGCTGGAGCATTAACACACGATAAAAGTGCAGAAAAGTATTTGATGAAAGCAATCACTGGTTTCATCAATGAATTAAAAATAAAGTAGGAGACTACGATGGCAGTGAATTTTAAAGACCTACTTGAAAATGCGGAACTTACTGAAGAAGTAAAATCTGCTCTTCAAGAAGCATGGGAAGGTAAAATTTCTGAAGCAAGAGAAGAACTTACTGCGGAACTTAGAGAAGAGTTTGCACAAAGATACGAGCATGACAAAGGTCAAATCGTTGAAGCAATGGACAAATTCATCTCAGAAAAAGTAACAGCAGAAGTGGCGGAAATTGCAGAGGAAAAAACAGCCCTTGCAAACGATCGAGTAAAATACACGAAAGCCATTAGTGAACATGCCAAAGTTTTAGACAAATTTGTAACTGAAATGGTTGCAAAGGAAGTTAAAGAACTTAGAGCAGATAGAACAAAAACAAGTGAGCATGTAGCAAAATTAGATAATTTTGTAGCAGAGCAACTTGCTAGTGAACTGTCTGAATTCCACGAAGACAAAAAAGGCTTAGTGGAGCAAAAAGTTAAAATGGTAAGAGAAGGCAAGAAGCAATTAGCAGAAGCCAAACAAGATTTCATTAAGAAAGCGGCAGACAAAGTTGAAAACGTTGTCAATAACGTAATTACTAATGAAGTTAAATCTTTCCGTGATGACATTACTAAGGCACGTGAAAATGACTTCGGTCGAAGAATTTTTGAAGCATTTGCAAATGAATATAACGTAAGTTATCTGAATGAAGCAAAAGAAATCAAGAAAGTAGAAAAAACAATCGCTGAGATGGAAACTAAACTTAACGAAGCACAGCAAATTATTGCTGATAAAGAAGAAGCAGTTGCTTTAACTGAGTCTAAGTTAAGAGTAGCAGAAGATCAAATGAATCGTAAAGAAACATTAAACGAACTTTTGGCTCCACTTGGCAAAGAGAAGAAAGAAATTATGTCAGACTTACTTGAAAGTGTTAAGACAGAGAACTTAGAGAAGCAATTCAATAAGTATCTTCCATCTGTTTTAGATGGCGAAACACCAAGAGTGAAGAAGACGTTGTCAGAATCAGTTACTAGTGAACACACTGGTAATAAGGCGGCTGTAATAACAGAAGCCGATGACAAAAGTGCGAATGATATCGTAGAAATTGATATGATCCGTAAATTAGCCGGACTTTCAAAATAATAACAGGAGTTAGAAATGGCAGAATTATTTGAAAGCAACTGGTCCGCAACTAAAGACGCTTTGCTTGAAGGCTTATCTGGAAACAGAAAATCTTCATTAGATGTGGTCCTCGAAAATACAAAGAGACATTTGTCAGAGGCCGCAACAGCAGGTGCCACAGGTGCAGGTTCAGTAGCAACATTAAACAAAGTTATGTTACCATTAATTAGAAGGGTTATGCCTTCAGTTATTGCTAACGAACTAGTAGGCGTTCAGCCTATGACTGGTCCAGTAGGACAAATCCACACACTAAGAGTCAGATATGCTGAAACTGGTGGTGGAGCAACAGCAGGTGACGAGGCTTTAAGTCCTTTTAAACTTGCAGGTAGTTACGCAGGTTCTCCAGACGCTACAGCGGCGGCTGAAGGAACAGCAGGTAACAAAATGTCAATCCAAATCTTAAAAGAAACTGTTGAAGCAAAAACAAGACGTTTAAGTGCTAGATGGACATTTGAAGCGGCACAAGATGCAGAAGCAATGCATGGCGTGGACGTTGAAGCAGAAATTATGCAGGCATTAGCTCAAGAGATCGTAGTTGAAATCGACCAAGAAATTATCGGTTCACTAAGAACTCTAGCAGGTGCTGGTACTACACTAGACTTTACAGGTTCATCATTAATTGGTACACCTGCATACGTTGGTGACAGACATGCATTATTGGCTATAGAGATCAACAGAGCGGCTAACAGAATCGCGGCTAGAACAAGACGTGGTGCTGGTAACTATATCGTTGTATCTCCAGAAGCATTGACAATCCTACAAAGTGCGTCAACTTCAACATTTGCTAGAACAACAGAAGGTTCTTTTGAAGCACCTACAAACACTAAGTTTGTTGGTACATTAAACGGAACAATCAAAGTATTCGTAGACAACTATGCGGCTGACGGTACAAAAGTACTAGTTGGTTACAAAGGTTCAAGCGAAACTGATGCTCCAGCATTCTATTGCCCATACATTCCATTAATGAGCACAGGCCCAGTGATGGACCCAAGCACATTTGAACCAGTAGTAAGTTTCATGACTAGATATGGTTATAAAGAACTTACAAATACTGCTTCATCTCTTGGTAATGCGGCAGACTACGTTGATGCGATTACTTTAAGTAACGTTGTATTCCAGTAAGCCTTAAAACTTACAGGTTCGTAGACGACCAGTTGCTAGTTTAACTAGAAACATTAAAAAGCACACTACGGTGTGCTTTTTTTTGACTGAAGATAATTATGATAAATAGTTCTATATATTGGGATTTTAATAAATGGCAACAAAACGTACCTACATAAATGCAGATGAAGAACTAGTAATCAAAGGTCAACTGACCATTGAAGGAAATGTAACTCAGATTGAAACAACTCAGCAGGTTACAAATCTTCAAGGCAATGTTTTCACTATTAACAGTGATGGTGATAATACTCCGGCCATATTAAATTTAAACAGTAACGGTACTTTAGGTTCATTAACATTTACTGATGGCGGTAATATTGCCGCAGAACCCGGACTACAAGGAAATTTATTTGTAGCATCTGGCCAATCTATTATTATAGACGGTGGCGGAAGTATAGGTGGTTCAGGATTTACAGGAAATTTAACAGGTACCGCCAGTAATGCAGATGCATTGAGTAGTGCAGTAACTTTAAATTTAAGCGGTAATGCAACAGGCAGTACAAGTTTTATAAATGCTGGAGACTCAGTAACTTTACCGGTCAATTTAGTAAACAGTGGAGTAACTGCAGGTACTTATGGTACAAGCAATGATGCGGCACAAATTACTGTTGATGCACAAGGTAGAATTACAACAGCAAGTGATGTTGCTATAAATCATGATGCTTTATTAAATTTTGTAGCAGACGAACACATTGCTCATAGTAGTGTAACTCTTACTGCAGGAGCAGGTTTAACTGGTGGTGGGGACATCACATCAAGTAGAACTTTTGATATTGTAGGCGGAACAGGTATAACTGTAAATGCTAACGATATACAAACAGATGATTCCTATATCAAAGGATTATTAAGTGCAAGTAATGGTGTTGACTACAATAGTTCAACAGGAGCCTTTCAAGCAGTTGAAAGTGAAATACAACATGATAGTTTAGATGGCTTTGTAGCAAATGAACATATAAATCACAGTGGCGTAACACTTACAGCAGGAACAGGTCTTACAGGCGGTGGCGATATAACTACAAGTAGAACATTTAATGTTGTGGGTGGCGATGGTATTACTGCAAATGCAAATGATATACAAGTAGACAGTACTGTAGTTAGAACAAGTGGTAATCAATCTATTGCAGGAACAAAAACATTTACCGGTACAGTAGATTTAAGTGGGGCAACAGTACCTGGCTTTACAGTTACTGGAGAATTATCAGTAACAGGAAATGTAAACTCACTTAACTATGTAGATCTACAGGTACAAAATTCAGAAATAATTTTAAACAGTAATGTGGTAACGGCTCAAGATGCAGTAATTAAAAATGAAAGAGGTTCCACAGGTAACGATACATATTTAAAATGGGACGAAGGAACTAGCAGATGGCAGTTTAGTAATGATGGTAGCACCGATAATAACATGCTACTATTTTCAGACTTTAGTGCAAGTAACGGTGTAGACTATAATAGCTCAACAGGAGCATTTCAGGCTGTAGAAAGTGAAATACAACATGACAGTTTAGATGGATTTGTAGCAAATGAACACATAGACCATACATCTGTAAGTATTACAGCAGGTACAGGTTTAACAGGTGGCGGCACAATAGCATCTACAAGAACATTGAATGTTATAGGCGGAGATGGTATTACTGCAAATGCAAATGATATTGAAGTAGATAGTACAGTAATAAGAACAACAGGTAATCAAAGTTTAGCAGGTGTAAAAACATTTACTGGTGAACTTTTGTTACCAACTACAGATGTAACAACCGAAAATGCTATATTTACAGACAGCAATGAAGCATGGGTATATGTTAATGGTAGTAAAAAACAAATTACGCCAACAAGCAGTTTAGGTACAGCAGAACAAGCCAATAGTTCTTTATCTTATTCTCTAGTAGGCAGTACAACAGGAACAAGTACATACGAACTATACGCAGGTAAAAGAACTATAGGCGTAGACGATTTTCATGCTATTAAAGGTTTAGAAGAAGGAACATATACAAGTTTAAGTGAAACTGCAACAGCAGTAACAATAGAAGCAGACATAAGTGCAATCAGAGGTGCATTTAGTGTTATTGATAACGGCGGTGATGGTAGTTTATCATATAATTCAGGTACAGGTGTTATTACATATACAGGCCCAAGTGCAAGTGATATTAGATCGCATTTTAGTGGCACTGGACTTATTGCGTATAATAGCGGAACAGGAGTAATTAGTACATCTGCAGACAATTATGGTAATTGGAATTTTGACACAGATACAAGTTCAAGTGAAAGTGTTTCTAGTGGCAACTTAGTTTCCATATTGGGTGGTAGTGGAATAGATGTAACACATAGTGGAAAAACTATAACAGTCACAAATACTAATAGTGCTGACATAACAGGTGTTATAGCAGGCTCTGGTTTGTCAGGAGGCGGATTAAGTGGTACTGTTACCCTGGACATTGGTGCAGGCACAGGCATAAGTGTTGCGGCTGATACAATAAGTGTTGACATGTCAGCATTTGATACTGATGATTTAGCAGAAGGCACAAACAAATATTATACTGACGCCAGAGTAAGAGCGGCAATTAGTGCAACAAATGGTTCTGCAGGTTATAATAGTGCTACTGGTGTGTTCAGCATACCAAATTCAACATCTCATATTGGTGAAGGTTCCAATCTATATTATACAGATGCAAGAGCCAGAAATGCTATTAGTGTAAGTGGTGATTTAAGTTATAATAGTGCAACTGGTGTTATCAGTTTCACTAACGATGCTGGTGATATAGAAAGTGTTTCTATAACAGCGGGTACAGGTTTAACAGGTACTGCCAGTGCATCTAGTGGCGCATTTAGTACAACACTTAATGTAACTGGTTTAACAGTCAGTGAACTAGCACCGACATCATTATTAACCAGCTCAGAAACATTTGCTGATAGCGACACACAGTTAATGACAGCGAAGGCTATAGATGACAGAATTATCAGTAAAGGTTACAGCACAACAACAGGTACAGTAACACAAGTCAACGGTGGTAGTGGACTTACAGGTAGTGTAACAACATCAGGAAGTTTAGCCGTTGGTGCAGGTAATTATATACTAGTTGGTGCCAATGATGTAGGCGTCGATGCAACATCCACAAATACAGCAAACAAAGTTGTGGCTAGAGATGGTAGTGGTAACTTTGCCGCAGGAACTATAACTGCTACAGCAACAAAGGCCCAATATGCTGACTTGGCTGAGAATTATGTAGCAGACGAAAGTTATGAACCAGGAACTGTTTTAGTAATTGGCGGAAAACACGAAGTAAGTGTAACAGATGAAGCAGGAAGTTACAAAGTAGTAGGTGTTGTATCAACAGACCCTGCACACTTAATGAATGTAGATTGTGAAGGCGAACATGTAGTAGCAGTAGCATTACGTGGAAGAGTTCCTTGTAAAGTAACTGGTAATGTAAACAAAGGCGATGTACTTATTGCTAGTGATACTCCAGGGTTTGCTATGGTAGGTGCTATGGCACATACATTAAGTCCATTACAAATAGTTGGTAGATCATTAGAAACTAAAACAGATGCAATGCCTGGTGTTGTTGAAATCATAGTTTAAAAAGCATAAATTCCATATAAAGATAAATAGTATTGACGGAGAAGACTGTGTCGTCATTTATGGATTGGCCATAAAGACACAGACATCAGTTATTAAGGCATGGTGTCCTTATACAACTTGATGAACTGACCTGGACATAAAGTATGGCAATATTTGGAAATTTTAAGGGTACTACTCAATCTGAATTTAAAATCGGAAAAAGTTCTACCGGTTCAAAATTATCCACAGGCTCCCTACCCTCAAGCGATATATCAAACGGTGATATATACATAGATAGTTCTAATTCAACTTTGCAGGTATATAATAACGCCTGGGTAAGTGTAGGAAGTACTTTAACGGACTTGAACGTTGACTCTGGTACATTATTTGTAGACAGCAGTAACGATACAGTCTCCGTCGGCTCAACTAGTTCTAATGACAAACTATTTGTAAATGGTAGTTTAAGATTAGGAACAAATCCAAGTTTAAAACACGGTGGTGCATATTTAGATGTATCACATAGTAACGGAACTGCTACACAATTAAGGGTTAGAGATAACAGTAGTGGTAGTGACCCTATATTTAAAATATACAATGCAAGTAATAGTGCCGAGGTATTTAAAGTACAAGGTTCAACTATTAGAATCAATGATGCATATAATTTGCCAACAGCAGACGGCACAAGCGGCCAAGTTTTAAAAACAGACGGATCAGGAACAATTAGTTTTGGATCTATACCTGCAAGTGGTAGTAACACTCATGTACAATTTAATGATGGTGGCGACTTAGCAGGTGATTCAGATTTTACATTTGATAAATCAACCAACACACTTCAAGTAACAAATTTAGATGTAATGGGAACTTTCAGTAAATCTGAAGATTACGGTTCTATTACATCAGCGGCAAACATAACAGTCGATTATGGTGACATAACAACAGAAGATAGATTACCTACTCCACATGATAGTTATACAGTTTCAGAGGCAAATTCATTAACATATTTGAACACAGGTGATATGATATTTGTTAGTGATGAAACAGGAGGTGCTACAATGGCTTTTTATGATGGCACTAACTGGAGAAGAATACAAGATAGGGCAATAATTAGTACATAAAAAACCAAGGACACACAATGCCAAGAGCAAAAAAGACTACTACAAAGACAGATAAAAAGGTAGTAGCAAAGAAGCAAACAGTACAAGACATAGAAAAGATTATTAAGAAGCAAGTGCAAGAGCAATTAGAGGAAGCACTTCTTAATATTGAAATAGAGTCGCCCGAACCGGTAAAAACAGATGCTTGGGTTGATATGGATTTGCTTAGAGAGGAAATTAAAAAGGAAGTACAATTTGCACAACGTAAAGTTGAGCATGTACAAAAAATAGAAAATAAGTCTGATATTAGTATATCTAGAAGTGAACTAAAACTTGTTGGTGAAAAAGAATTTTTATTTACAAGCGATTTAGACGGACTTGTAATAAGTGAAAATGATAAGGCTTTAATAACAGCAAGTAAAAGTGGTGCTATAGGATTTGGATTAAAAGCACCTAGAAGTTTTGGGGTAGGTAGTGCCCATTTTAGAGCTAATTATACCAGTGATGCTCCAATGCCAACAAGTGGTGATGGAAGTACAAGAGGTGTAATTGTTGAAGGTGACGGTGACGATGATAAAACCTTCACATTTAGAGTTCTAAGTAGAATGAACAGGCAGGGTCTTAATGTAACAGGAGATGGAAGTTTATTAGTAAATTCTCCTAAAGATGAAACATTAAGCAGAGTAACAATTAATCAGACTAACAATGATAGGCCTGCATTAAATGTTATAAGTGCTAGTAAATATTTTGATGAAACTGTTTTAAATTTACAGGCAAAAGCAGGATTAGAATCAAAATTTAATTTTATTAATGCCAAAGCAGATGTGGATAATAACGGAGGCTCTGGTATAGATGTTTTTAAAGTAAATGCTGAAGGAAGTGTTTACAGTGAACAGAGTTTTTATTCAAATGGTAAAGGTTATGCAGAACTATTTGAATGGGCAGACGGGAATCATAAAAATGAAAACAGAGATGGTTTTACGGTTGCTCTAAACGAAAAAGGACAATTAATTATAGCAGATGAAGGAGATAGTATTATAGGAGTTGTAAGTTCAAATCCAGCATTTATTGGAAATGCAGGCTGGAACGGATTACAAGACAGATATAATCTTAATGCAGATAAAGAGCATATGAAAACCAAATACAAAATTGTTGAATGGTTAGATGATACTGGTGTTTTACACAGTTATGATGTAAAAGATTTAGACCAAGATTTTGCTTTTCCTGAAAATGCTATAATTTATGAAACAGACAGTCAAGGTAATGACATGATCAAAAGAATTTATAGAAGTGATTTTGATAAGTCTGAAGAATACACAGATAGAATTAATAACGGTTGGTCGCCGGTGATAATTGCAGGAACGACGCCAGTTTTTAAAGGGCAATTTATGGGCTCTAACTGGATTAAGGTTTCTGATATTAGTGATGACCTTGAACAATGGATAATCAAATAATAATGATAAATACTATTAAATATTTTTGCTATATTAGGGGATAAAAAATGGCAACAGCAATTCAAAGAAGAAGAGGTACCACTAGCCAACATAGTAGTTTTACTGGTTTGGCAGGTGAGATCACGATAGATACAGATTTAAATACCGTCATAGTTCATGATGGTTCAACAGCAGGTGGTTATAGACTTGCAAAATATACTGAAGTACAAGCGGCGGCGGCAGGTGATATTACATCTGTTGTAGCAGGTTCTGGTTTAACAGGCGGTACTACAAGTGGTGACGCAACTATAGCCATAGATTACGAAAACCTTTCAGGTAACTTGGTTCCAAGTGCAAACAACACTTACAGTTTAGGTACAGCAAGTAATGTTTGGAAAGATGTTTTTGTTGGACCAGGATCATTATATGTTAACGGACAACAAGTAATTTCAGATAACTCAGGTACTATTCAAATTAGTGCAGATGCAGGACAAAACATTAGTATTGTAACATCTGGTGCAGGTAGTGTTGAACTTACATCAGGTTCTGGTGTAATTGAAATGAAATCTAATGTACAAATGACATCAGGAAAAACAATTAGCACAGCAGGTGGCGGTGCTACCACACAAGGTGGTAATATTGATATGGATAGTAACAATATTAACAACTTGGATGATCCAGTTGTGGCGCAAGATGCGGCTACTAAGGCATACGTTGATGCACAACTTTTAACACAAGATAATACAGATGAAATAACAGAAGGTTCAACTAATCTTTACTTTACAAATGCAAGAGCAGATGCTAGAGTACAAGCGGCAATCGATACAGATACTGCTTTTGGTAGTGCTTCAGATTCTTTAGTACCATCACAGTTAGCAGTTAAAACATACGTTGATGCACAAGTTGATACAGTAGATGCTTTAAGTGAACTAAGTGGTGACACAGATGATGTTACTGAAGGTTCAACTAATTTATACTATACAGATGCTAGATCAAGAGCGGCAATTAGTGTTACTGATTCAGGTGGCGATGGTTCTTTAGCATACAATAGTTCTACTGGTGTTATTACATATACAGGCCCAAGTGCTAGTGAAGTAAGAGCTCACGTTAGTGCTGGTGACGGTTTAGATGTTAGCAGTGGTTCTTTCTCAGTAGACAATACTGTAGTAAGAACAAGCGGCACACAAACAATCGCAGGTGCTAAAACATTTAGTGATGATGCAGTATTTAGTGGTAACTTAACTGTAAGTGGAACACAAACAATTTTAAATACAGAAACCTTAACTGTAGATGATAACTTAATCGTACTTAACAATAACGAGTCTGGAACCCCTAGCCAGAACGCAGGTATTGAAGTTGAACGTGGAACATCAGCAAATAAAACTTTAGTATGGAACGAAGGAACAGATAAATGGTCTGTAGGTACTGAAACATTTGTTGCTGGAACATTTGAAGGTGATGTAACTGGTACAGTAAGTGATATTAGTAACCATGATACTGATGATTTATCAGAAGGTTCAACTAATTTATATTACACAACCGCACGTTGGGATACCAAAATGGCGGCGGCTACTACTGATGATCTTACAGAAGGTTCAAACTTATATTATACTGATGCAAGAGCAGATGCTAGAATTAGTAATGCTATTGTTGATGAAGATAACATGGCATCAAATAGTGCCACACAAATACCTTCACAACAAAGTGTTAAAGCATACGTTGACTCACAAGTAGCAGGTAAAGATGCTTTAAGTGAACTAAGTGGTGATACTGATGATGTATCAGAAGGTTCAACTAACTTATACTTTACAGATGCAAGAGCAAGAGCAGTTGTAAGCGGTAGTACAGGTGTTACATATAACAGTTCAACTGGTGCTATTAGTATAGGACAAGATGTTGGTACCACAGATGATGTACAGTTTGGTAATGTAACAGCAGATTTAACTGGTGACGTAACAGGTCAAGTTAGCGACATAAGTAATCACCTTTTAGATGAAGATAACATGGCATCCAATAGTGCAACTAAAGTTCCTTCACAACAAAGTGTTAAGGCATACGTTGATGCACAGGTTGATACAGCAGACTCTTTAGGTGAACTAAGTGGTGATACTGATGATATAACAGAAGGATCATCAAACTTATTCTTTACAAACGCAAGAGCAGATGCTAGAATTACAGCGGCATTAATTGACGAAGACGATATGTCATCAGATAGTGCTACTAGAATCCCTTCACAACAAAGTGTTAAGGCATATGTTGATTCACAAGTTGATACAGTAGATGCTTTAAGTGAACTAAGTGGTGATACTGATGATGTATCAGAAGGTTCAACTAACTTATATTTCACAAACGCAAGAGCAGATGCAAGAGCAGATGCTAGATTTGATGTTAAACTAGCGGCGGCTGATACAGGCGACCTAAGTGAAGGTTCTAATTTATATTATACTG